ATACTTTGATTGGTAAACATCCGTGTTGTCATCGCACCATTAATTGCCGGTGCACTTATTAGGTCATCGGGATTTTCGTCGCCTGCCGCAACCGCAGTAATAATCCTATCGTTGCCTTGCTCCAATGAATCAAGTCTGTGAATCCCTCCGTTAGTGCTAAGTGAATAAACCGCACGAGCTTCACCGTCACCGGCTACGATTAGTTTCTTGAACTCAAATCCTTCATCGGCAACATCGTCAACTGACTCCCAAGACTTGTTCAAAAAGTTGTAGATAATAATACGGTTATTGAACCGAGCACGGTTAACTTCTGCCGTTACATTGCCTTCGCCGTCTACCGATATTATTTCTTCGTTTAAAGGAATAGCCAAATAATAACGATTATCAAAGTAAACCCCTGAGCTTTTGTGCCATAAGTCTTTGTTAATCAACCTCATAGTGTCGTTAATTGTTTCGCTGAGTGGAACCTCATTGCCACGAAGATTATAAAGGTCTTGGAAGTTTGCCCCATATACACCATTATCAGATAAGAAAAGAACGTTATTCCCCACCTGAATAATACTATCTCGAGCAACACAACCTACTTCGTTGGTTAATAATTGAGTTTGAGCAGTCCTCAGATCTCCGCTATTTGCGGCTAAGTGAATGCTGTTTCTATTAAATACCAACAACTTGTCATCAGAAAAAGAATGAAGCCCAACTGTAAAATCAGAGGTTCCCGCATTAAATCTAAAGTTAGCAAACACCTGATCGTATGTGTCCGAGTCAAGGATGTCGCTTACAGCTATTTCATCCTTCTTTCCGGTTGAGGTAATCTTTGTAAACTGCTGTGGTGTTCCTACGTTAAGGGTTTCTTGGGTGGAACGAAACGGTGTAACCAATCGACGTTGATGATAAGCCCCGAACTCAGGTGCAGGCATATGCATAAATCCTAATCCAATTGACACTGGTTTAGAAAATATTACATTAGTCTTGTTGGATTCATCAGCTAATTGAACTTGAAATTTAATTTGATCATTGTCGGTATCCACAAAAGAAATTACAAATTCATCTCCTTCTTCTAAAGAAGAGTCTCCTATATCTTCAATAGTTATTGTGTTTCCTCTTTGTAACCCCTCCATGTCTGTTGAATCAAGGGTCATTGTTGCTTCACCATCTTCAATATCAAGATTAGTAATAGTTATTTGTCTGGGCTGTCTAAATGTTCCATTGGCTACCAAAGTAAATGTAGGATAAATCTTTGAATCTTCATTGACTGCAAAAGTTTCTGTTCCGGATGTGCCCACATTATATGTAAATGTTTTTTCGTCAGCAACAGTCGTAACTTCAAACTGTCCGTTTGGATTAATTGTTCCTTCGGAAACATCACGTATTTCTATTGTGTCCCCAACCAATAACCCGTGATTAAAATATGTTTCAACATCTATTTCAGCACTACCATCTACTCCTATGGACTTGATTGCAACTGGATCAAAAAACTTTTTGTTTTCTAATGCAACCTGACTGTCTCGAAAAATAAACAATCTATTAAATGCTTGAAGCATATCGGATAATTCAAGCACTGCTTCCCCTTCGGGAAATTTCATTTCAAATGTGTCAAGGGTATCATTTAATTTTAAAACCAGTGCCGACAGGTTAGTTGATATTATGATATATTCGGTATTATCGGCAACATCAGGATTACTAAAGTTTGTTCCGGCACGAACACCGGTAACTGCTGATTCATCCAGAAAAGATTGTCCGCAGGGAGATGATAGTGGCAATGAGCTTAACTCTTCTGTCCCCGGATTAAAAGGTAATGTGAACGGAGTCACTAGCCCCGTGTTCGGAGGAAATGTATAATAACCATCGGCTGTGGTTATGCCTGAATCAAACTTAAATCTATTTGTTCCAGTAACTTCTGTAATTGTATGAGTGCCATTAATATCAGGAAATCCTGATCTAAATACTCCATTGATTAAAACTTCATTACCTACAGAAAATCCATGTTCATCTAGTAAAATAGTAACAATCCCGGAGGGTTGAATCCTAACTGACTGTATAGCCCTAGGCAAATTGCCTACGGTTGATGAACCTTTTTCTGCCGCAGTCGGCAAACGAAATGAATTACCCCCAGTGGCAAACGGGGCATTTAAAACATTAATGCCACGACGAACCTGCCACTCGCCATTTAAATCAAGGCGACCGTTTCTCGACTCAGACAAAACACCTGCCTTCAATTGATCAGGACGTAAACGATTATTGAACCCAGAGAATGCAATCTCTAAGTCCTCTTTCATTTGATCGTCTTCACGACCATATGATCTGTAACGTCCCGGCACTAAATTAATCCTCTTCGCCTGCTGTGCATTCTGTGCACTAAAGTATGACGTGCGGTTCCACGTTTGTAAGGGCTTTTACCTTTTACCACGAACTCAGGCAATGTTCCTGCATCGATAAGATTACGTGATGAATCGACATTTACCTCAGCCTTCTTTGGTTTCTTTGAACTAACTACTTTGTTAGCTAAATTGTATGCCGCCGTTCCACGACGAAGTTTTGTTTTTCTTCCCATTGTATTAACAGTTCCAAGCACGGCGACTCCAGTAGTTCGCCGATAGTTTATTTGATTTACCTTTAATCCCTCCGCTTCGTGCACAATAACTTTTCTTACGTGCCGGACGGTTTTTCTTTATAGTCATGTTGGCATCACCAAAACGGACAATTTTTTCCTGACCACCTTGGCAGGCTTTCACAACGAACTTTTTGCCACCCTGCACATCTCGCCGGGGGACATTGCATTTCATTTTCTTTTTATCGATTGCCACGTTTTACTTTTGCTTTTGGTGTATTGCTAACAAACTGCTTGCCCTTAGCTCCGGCTTTCTTTTTCTTCCTCGCCGTAGCGGCTCGCTCTGTTTTTGATAAGCTCTTAGCTTTAGCCATCGGAAGGCAACGGTCGGGATTCTTTTTGTTTTTAGACGTTCCGCAAGGTCCTTTAATTGATCCGTCGATTCCGATTCTAACCCAGTTTTGCTCTCGCCACTTTTTAAGTTCACCCATTATTTTTTCCGCTTCTTCTTGCCTTTGGCATAGTTAGGATCTTTACAATACTTTGATGCCGCCATGTTAGCATAAGCACTAGGATACTTATCAAATGTCCTACGTGCCCAAGCTATACCTGCCGGACAAATCTTGTTGGATCTTTTCTTTGCCATACAAACTATTTACCGTATCGTTTGCCCTTGCCTTTCCCCTTGCCTTTGATTTCTCCGCAAGAACCTTTTCCCATATGTGCCATTATTTTCCTTTTTTTGGTTGTTTTAAACAAGTGCCATCACACATGGGCATCTTTTTAGATTTGCCGCAAGTGCAGATGTCATTGATGTTGATGAGTTTTCGCATCATTACTTTTTTCTTTTATTGTGAAAATCAAATAATACTTTTACCTTTTCAGCTAATGATTCTAAATTATAATGCATCCTAGCTAAAACAATAATGAGTGTAATTATACCAATTAAAATAGGTGTAAGTGAAGATATGACTTGCAATACTTCATTCATTTAACCTGTGATGAACCAAAGTAAAAGCCGACAATGGCTAGTGCTGTCTGACGAACCTCTGGCAGGATTACAAAGCCCTGCATATTTTGCCATTGAATCCTAGAGAATAGCCCTAGAAAGCCTTTAGTTTCTGTTTGAACGGTTACACCTACATCCGTAAATGCAAAGACAAATGGGGCTATTATAATAGCAAAGACGACCGATGCTGTTAGCAACCGACGAACCCATACACCACCCCGTGCGGATGCTTTGTCCGCAGACAGGTCTGCAACGTTCTGACGTTGGATCATTGCTTCAAGTGCACGACCCTGTGCCTCGGCTTGTGCCGCTATAAGTTTCATTAAGAAACCGGACACACCGCCGCCTAGCATTGCTAATAATTCAACCGTCATTATTTAATTTTTAACTCCTTGATTATCTTATAGATAGACAAGCCAAGAAATGTTATAGTAGCTATACCTACTAATAGACTAACAAATGCATTTACACTTTGTAATTCCATACAGGCAAAAAACCCTGTTGACCCCACAGTTCCTCTGAGCATAGTGTCCATTATTAATGCAGGTCAACCCAAACTCCGTTTGCATAACCTTGAAACTTACCGGCAGAGCTGTTGTAAATAATCATTCCGTTTTGAGGACTACTCGGCTGAGTACCGTTAGAGAGGTCAATAAGACTCGGACCCAGAATCCTTCCACCATACATAGTAAAGTCGCCACTGCCCAACATCCCAAAGCTGTTATCGCTGTCAATTTCAAGGTCACCACCATTTATTGTAACAGAGCCTGATATGCTAACATCAGAAAGAGCCGCTTCATCTTCACATGAAAAAGACCCTTCACACGTAACGGAACCCTGAAACAATGCTGTGCCATCTACAGTTATGTTTGAAGTATCCATGTCATCCTCAAAAGTAGCTGAACTTTGAAAATTTACATCTCCACTAAATAGAGCATCGCCGTCAAAATTAGCTTGGTCGTCAAAGACAATTTCATCTCCAAAAGTTATAGACATATTTTCAAGATCATTAGTGCTTATTGCACCAATGTTAGATCGGATTGCCGAATTGTTTGCGGATTGTAGCATTGTGTCTACGGCGGATGATACGGTAATGTTTGACATAATTATTAGGGTCTAATGTATTTGAATCCAGAGGGTGTTAAAAAGAAGCCTGATCCAGAACTTCTTATGTAAAAGAAGCCAGTAACAGCACTGCGAAATTTGTTTCGCCCAAGGGCTAACTTAAGGGCAAGGTTCATAAGTTAAGAGAAAATTTAAGAGAAAGTCTCATGTTAAATCCTGTGCAGTGCCGCCAATCCGCTAGTCAACTCTACCATAGTAAAGTTTCCATAAAGTATTGTTCCTGCGGTAAATGGCTCACCTGCTAAGTTGCCGTCATTTTCAATATTGGTAGAAGTAAGGTCAGTTATTTCAGAATCTTTTAAAAACTGAATAGCACCAAAACTACCTGAATGTTGACCAGAACTGCTATCAGCTATTAATGAACCTGCGGAGCTAAACTCAAGGGTATTATTTCGTGAACTTGCCATGATGTTATATTATTTTATAGGATGATTATCTTGATTGTGTTGAAACATAAGTAGTAAACTTACGTCGAATATTATTATTGTTAGAGATTATATCTAGTTTTTCTAGCTCAGTTGCTAAGTAAGTGCCTGCCTTGTTTTCTTCCTCAAATGCTTTACTTGTCTGTCCATCCATCCGAAGGAAGTCAGCATAAGTAGCATGAGCCGCGAAGTAGAAAAACTCTTCAGGAATGTCTTGCGAGCTTTCAGTAAAGTCAGTAAACTTTTTCTTGTAAGTTACATAAACAGAGTCGGCATCTGTGCTACCTAAGTTCATTACATGGGCACCACTCGAATCAACATAAAAGTTGTATTCCATGCTTCCTGTATTAAGAAACGGTTGATCACGATGAATACGTTGAAATTCAGATATATCGTTTTTGGGTGTTTGTATAAATGGGACAACTTGGTCGCTCGATATTGTTCTTTCTTCTCCTACTACGAGGTATTGGGTCCACATTTGAGATGCACTGTAAGCCTCATATAATCTGCGATTAGCTAAACGTTTAATGTCATTTTCTTCGTCAGGAGTAAAAGCATCTACCCCGGCTAAAGACCGGACCAGTTGAAACAAATCTGTGTAACGTTTAGCCATTAGACTTTGTTAGGAGCAAGTTCGGGCATTTCTTTTTGGAAAAATTTTAAAAATTCTTTGCTGTGAACTTCTTCGGTTCCGTATTGCTGAACTAATCGAAAATATTCACGAGCAGGAATTGTTGCGATGCATTTACCAAGCACCGGGTGAGTCTTCCCGACATTGGAGTGTGCCTCTGCTTCGGCAACATCAACACGTTCTTTTTCTGTTTGAACCTCGTTAACTAAATATTTGTCAACGTATTCATTTAATTCTGGAGTTATTTCTGGCATAATGTGTAGATAAAAAAGAAGCTCCCTGCCCCACATGGGGCAAGGAGACTTCAGTTTGAATTAGTCGATTGCTTCAATCTTACCGTGAGCTTGGGGATGGTATACACCAAGACCAAGAACACAATCAACATAGCCACGTTCGCCACCACCTTGGTTGGGCAGACGAGTTGAACCCATTGGGATCAGTTCGTGTATGCCGTAATACTCAGGATTGACCAAGTATCCAAAGACGTTAGCAGTTGTGCCAGTTGAAGCAGGCATACAAGCCGGGTTACCGTTGATGATGCTTACGATACCGTGGTCGCTTTGATAAAGTTCAACGGACAACTTGATTGTGGATGAACCACCATCGTAAGTTACCGAACGAACGTTTTCTACAGAAGAACCACCGATACGTGCAAAATCAGAGATAAAGCGACGAAGACCTGTGTCGGCAATAAGAACTAAGCTATCTACGTTGCCAGTCTGGCGATAGATGCTTGAGATCAAATTATTAAACTCAGCTTCAGTAAAAGGATCTGAAGAGGTTCCAGTGAAAACACTAGAGCCGGGAGTTTCAAATCCAGAAGGAACTAAGGTTGAAGAAGGATTGTCATCAACGAAAGCACCAAGACCGGCAGTAAGATAAGGATCGTTAGCAGGAGTTCCGCTAGCACCAGTTCCAACTTGTTTGTCTTGAGTGCCTGCAAGAGCAAGCTCAATGTCACGTTTTAGTTCGCGAATTGATTTAGCTTCAGCTTGAGCAAGTTTAGCAGGACCAACGGAATCAGTAGCCTCTTGGAGGTCAGATACCATGTAGTCACGGCGGAACTTTTGAACAAAGTTAAAGGTCCGTTGACGAGAAGCAAAAGCATCGGTGAAAGTGCTAACATCAGCACCTTCAACAACACCTGCGGCGGCAGGGTCTTCTAGCTTGTCAAGTGTCCAGTCAAACTGAACATTAGTTGCTTTTTTGCGAGAGCCACCAGAAAGAATTGGAGTTTCTTCCGGAGCAAGAATAGACAGGATGTCGGTTAAATCTTCACGATTGGAAGAAGCCGATCCCGGTAGAGTTGTATAAGTATTTGAAAAAGCCATAATAAAAAATTATTGGTTTGATAATTGAAGGGTTCGTAAACGAATAAAATCATTTTTATCTCCGCTATCACGGAATTGTTGACTTATTTGTTTGATGCTTTGAGCCTTCTTAGATGTAGAACGATCTGATACCGATGCCGAAGGAATGCCGCTTTTAGGAGGATTCATGGATCCAACTGGCTTCCTTGCATACAAACTATTTGCCGCATGAGCAATTAGGTATGGTAGTTGTGCGGAGACTTCGGGCATTACTTCTTCAAGTTTTTGCAAACGAGGATCTTGTAACATAGCCTGATACTTTTGATTAACTTCATTGCTGTCGTCATCAATCCACGTCAATTCTTTTTTAGCTTGTTCAGCAAATGCAGATTTTAATTGCACTGACTGAGCTTGCTCTTGAAGTTGACGTAAACGATCAGGTAGGAACGTATCCTTTGTTTTACGTGCATTACGTAAAGTTTGGCGGACTTGAGCTTTTGTAAGCTCTTGACCATTAGCTTCAGTAACAACGTCTTCAGGTCCGTAACCATCGCTATTAAAAATAAGATCTTCTGCCCATTCGATCACCTGATCCATTTCTTGTGCTTTGCCTTGCAGTTCTTCAACTGTATTCAAATCATTGAAAGGATTGTCTTCGATTGGCTTCTTTGTTTTAAGAGGATCTTCAGCTTGCATCTCTGACTTTAAACGAGCAAGCTCTTCTTCGGCTTGTTTACGTTTAGCTGTCAGTTCTCCAAACCTAGCAACGGCACGACTCCCTAACTTTTCAGCTAGTTCCCGTAGTTCGTCTTCGGACATATCGTCCATATTCATCTGAGAAAGAACATCATCAGCAGATTCTTCTTCGGTTTGTTCAACCTCTTCTGTTTCTGCATCAACAATGAGGGGTTCCTCTTCAACTGATTCTGTAGCTACTTCCTCTGTTTGTTGAGTAGTAACTTCTTCTTCAGTTGGGATTCCTCCCAAGCGAGCTTGAGCGAACTCAGCTACACTGATATTTGAACTGCCCACTGAACTTGCGGCTTCAGCGATCTCCGGACTTGATTCGTTTGTCATAATTATCCACTCTTTAACGGCGAGCGATGCCGATGGTTTGATTATATCACACTTAATTTCTATGTTTTTCTATAAGAGAATCATAGTCAACCATGTGTAAAATTTGGTCATATGACAACAGTCTACCACTAATCTGTTGTATATTGTCTGAGTTAGCAAGGTGCAGTTCTTCAATGCACTCTTCTCTCATTGTTAAAACTAAACTCATAAAGCGAGCAAAGGCTTCGTAGTTTGATAATGTGTCTATGTCCTCTTGGACATTAGTAACTGGTTTGATTTGCATTTTGTGTATTTACGTTGCCGACTTCTGCCGGAGATGTGCCGATACGTCCGATCTGTGCATTTTCTGCTTGTTGCATTTGGAATGTATACTGACCAATATACTTTTCTAAACGTTGAGCAAACATTTGATCTTGTTGCAATCGACCGGCTACATCTTCTTGCTGTGAGTATTCTTGAATAAGTTGAACTGCGGTTTGACCGCCGTTAGGTCGAGCAGGCATTTCAATACCGGCAAAGATCTTAGCTAAGTCATCGGTAACTCCGCGAATAATTTCATCTTGAGCAACCTGTGGCGATTGAAGAACACCGTCTGCTAACACCGGATCAATCGATGATGCTATTGCTGTAAGTAAATTATCTACATTCATTAAACCGTTGCGATCATATTGAAGCATTCCAAGCATTGCCTGTAGTTTTTGCGATTGAGCCTCTGGATCTGTAGTTAATACATCGTAACTAATTAAAATGTCAAAACTTTCGTTTGGGTCTCCCTTGACCATTTGAACCGATTCAGGAACACCGGTTACCCGGAAGAATGTGCTATCAGGTCCAAATCGTTGGTAGCATTTAAATGCCATACGTAGAACCTTGGATGTATGTTGAAGAAACTTATCGACCAAGAATTGCTTGCGAACACCGCTAATTTGACTGGTTTCATCCAATCCGCACAAGCGATCAGCCTGAGCCTGTTGGGTTTGTTCCATTTCAATGGACCCGGTAGGCGGTGGCGGAGTAGGTGCAAAGTCAATATCTCCCTTGCGACGATAAGGAATATAACGACCGGGACCCCAGTCAGTTGGTGCCTGACCCACTGGGTGAATGATTGGGGGCATTGTTGCAATGCTGTTTCGGTCAATACGTGAATCACGTTCTATCTTAATTTGATTTTGAATACCACGAAGAATCTGAGGAAACGTCATAGTATCATACATACGTTTGCTGTCCTCTGATAAACGTGTAACTACCACTGGGTAATCTTCGTATCCGTTAAGTAATTCAAACTTAGCAAAACCCGGAATGTTATCGTCTCCGCTAAACTCTCTGTGAAAAACTGTGCAATATATTCCTTGTGCACCATCGTCTGGATCTACTAGACGTTGATAGCCGTATATAATTTCAATTAGTTCGTCTTGCTGATCACTATTATCAGTAAAGATCATGCTACGATTTTGGTCACTGTCGCGATCAACCATTGTATCTGTTGATCCACGATACTTATCAATGACGTGTTGAACAAACTGTTCATCCCAACCATCAGTAATAACCTTGCCTTCTAACTCTTGGGCTGTATACGATGTCCGCCAAAAACAATAAGGTGCTCGTTGAGGATCAGTAACGTAACTAGGAAAAAAGAAATCTCCGTCAGGGGAAAGTGTTTTTATTTCAGGTGCATCTACTAAACGGCGGATCAAAGGTAAAACCGTTTCGCTGTTGTCGCGAAGTTCTTTGATAGCTTTTTTTGCTGTCTTTATATTGATACCATCAAACGTAGTTTCAACAAAAGCGGCGAGTTCGTCGTCATTACCTCCATCGAGGATTGAACGATAGATCTCTGGATTCATTTGTCCTATCTGATCCATGGTTACACTTTGTTTAAACCGGGTATCTTCCCGGTTCCAACCTACGTATGTAACCATTAACCCTCGTTCTAGTAGGTAGTTCGCACCTAGTTCCATTTCTTCGGCAAACCGATTAATGTAACCACTTGTAACCATCCAACGGAGAAAGTTAGAAACTACCTTTGAACGTCCTATGTCGTTAATCTCAACGGGATATGCTCGAATGTTTGCACGATTAAGTGCTGACATAAACAAAGATACTAAACGTGTAATACGTTCATCGATAGTATGGGACTCCATATCAGATGCTCCGTCCCAAGGAAATGCATCGACTCCATGTTTGCGAAGATCCCGGGACTTGCCGTTCCAGAAGTTTCGACGGTCGTCGTAAGATGTGCGGCACACATCGAAGTATGGTTCTAATTCTACTACCGTCTGATCATAAGCACGGCGAAGAGCATTAACGTTTGGTTCGTCCCCAACATAAGTTAAGGATTCAAAAATATCTTCATTCTGCATTTAGTTTTTTTCTAACGGTTGTAATTACCTGATGGACATAGCCCTTATTCACACCGATTTTATCACATAAATCTAAAGGTTTCATTGGCAGGTTTTCGTAACTCCTTGAGTATCTTTGAAGTATCTCCCAAGCAAGCAATCGATCAACTTGTTCGTCAATAAAATTTTGATCAAGTGTTAAATCTTGTTGGGACGTATCTGTAACTGGATCCTGCATTGTCTGTGATTTCTTCAACCTTAATATTTTTGCCGTTTAATTTTCCTTTAAATTTTCGGGGCACAACAACTGGAACTCTTTTGCCTAATTCTTTTAAATATACATAAACATAATTAGGGTTAGGTGCCTGATGTGTTACCTTGCCGGTATAGTATTTAGGAATTAGTTCGGGTATTTCTAATTTATCTTTAACAATACTTACTGCATTTTCGGTTAACCAAGTATTTTTTCCCTTGCCGCTAATATCATTGTCAGAAACATTTTCTTCAATGATAGTAGAGATAGTTAAAAAATCTACCTCTAGTTCGTTTGCTAGTTCTGTTGCTTTTGTTTTAGCCATTTAATATCCTCCTGTTGTTTTTTGTGTTACCTTCATGTCTTTGTTGGTAACGTGATCAGGACCTTCGCCCCGGTTTGCCATACGTAAATAACGAATGACATCAAAGAAATCCTTTAGTGGTTCGTCGGCTTTTCCGTTAGCATTGTAGTTAATTAAAC